TCAATATACATTTTGCACCTTCGAGATAGTAATGGCTGTTACTGTAATATGAGTTACAAACAGCTTCATACCCAGAGCTACTGATGTATCAACACGATTCAACAATACCCGATATTTATTCCATGCCTCCAGCAACGATGTTTCTTCCTCCGTTGTGATTTCCAGGTCTACAGCATCCTGAAGTGGCGCAATATGCTCACTGGCTATCTGTATCACATAAAACTGCAACACCCGCATTGCTGCCTGCAGCCCCCGAAAACATGACCGACATCATTAGGGTGAACATCGTCAGCCCCTGTATACAGCTGCCTGTTACTGCTGTTCACCACATCACGCATATCAACAAACGGGAGATTCAGCGTGGAGCAGCATTCCATTATGGCTACACGAACAGTATCAAGTTTCGCTGTATGACTCAGTGGTGTTGCCGGGCCAATTGTAACTTCGCGATTTTTTCTGGGCTAATTGACGTATAATTCTGGGCGGAAAGCGCGCCCAAAAAGCCCGGAATTGACCGCTAATTATCGCTAATCACCATTTCCCTGATTGAACGCAAATCATCCAGATTATTCAGTTGTTCCTTCATCTCGCGCTGGCGTTCGTGGATTTTAAAGCCCTCCGTCACCATGGCCGCCATCATGGCATCGTTCAGCGCAATAAGTTTCTCCCTGGTCAGTACTACGTTGTTATTATCCGCATCAGTCCAGAAAAAACCCTCCGGAAGCAGTCCGGCCTGTGCTGTTGCAACCACGGGGGCAAGGCGTGACTGCGAGGTTTTTCCACCATCAAAACGACGGCCATCAAACGTGAAAATAAACTCAACGTTTTCCTGACTGTCGCGCCATGCCTCAATTTCCCGCTTTTTGGCATCCTTTGCCGCTGCAATAAGTTCCGGCGTGACGGTGAACGGGGCGATTTCGCCCCATTTCCCGCTTTGCAGCTCCTGCCAGATGTGCTGGCCTGTCGGGGCCATATCATCCTGTATGGCAGTATACAGGGCGAACTCCGTTTCACCTTCAAATAACACCTCGCAGTCAACCGCACCATTTTCAAGATAATGTGCGTTTCTGATACCTTTCACCGCTCTGATTTTCATGCCTGATTTCCTCATTACTCAATGCGTACAAAAAGACCGATAAAGCCACGCTGAGTACCATAATTGTTACCCAGGCCCGAAAGCGCCGTGTAACGACCGGGGAAGTTGTATTCACCGGCACCGCCAATCACAACCTGCGGTGAGGATGCGTATGTCCCTGTATCACTAACCTGTGCACTCATGGCCAGAGGACCAAGACGGGAACCCGGCACAGTATCACCGAGTCCCAGAGAAGCATTTTCACCAAAACTTTCTCCCTGATATACCGCCATAATCGGCACACCGACGGCCGGGTATTGGTAATATGAGAACGGACCATTACCGGCGGTTGAGGACATCAGATATGCCAGGGAGTTGCCGTCATACACAATAAGGCTTGATGTTGCATTCCAGCTGTTACCACTGTAGCGATAACGCATACAATGTATGCTGTGCTCATCCTCGTAATACTGGTTGTAGTACAGCAGCGTTTTGAATTTACGCGCTGAGTCTGAACCATCGTTATCAGAGGGTGACCACATCACATCAATGATACCGTTAAATTTCGTGGTGCCCACCAGCAGCGTGGAGGAGTCCGCAATACTGACCGCATAACGCCCCGGGGTGACTGTCTGCAGCCATATAACGAAATCAGCCTGTCCGTTAAATGACAGAGCTTCGGCGCTGGTGAATGCCTGTCCAAACCCATACATCCCGGACAGGGCCAGCCTGCCCGGTGTGCGGTCACGGATATCACTCTGGGGTTCCATCGTCGCAGCCGCGCTCAGCTCAAGCTCCGTGCGCATGGCTTCAGCCGTGTCATGCGCCAGCAATGCGCGGCTCTTCTCTGACAGCAGAGACAGTGAGGCATTCCCGTCTGTATTGAAGTACAGAAGATTATCTGCCCGTTGCGTCAGTGCGCTGATTGCCGTTAAGACGTCATTAAGCGGTTGTTTGCCTGCCAGCGCGTTTGTGATTGTCGTCGCAAAGTTCGGCTCATTGCCCAGCGCCGCTGCCAGCTCGTTCAGGGTGTCCAGAACTTCCGGCGATGAGCCAACCAGCGCAGCAAGCAGTTTGCGCACAAACGCTGCGTTCGCTGCTTCCAGACCGGCGGCATCATCCGGTGGGGTTGGGGTGGTTGGGGTGCCGGTGAAGGCCGGGCTGTCCAGTGGCGCTTTTGTTTTCGTCTCGTCCATGACGGTTTTGACAGCCTTTGGCGTGGCAGCCAGTTCCTCGCTGTCGTTGTCCGTATCACTACACAGTTGCACCAGACCTTTTTCTGTCGTGGAGGCATTTGTTGCATTCAGGTCATCAACTATCTGCTGCGCCTCATCCCTGTACTGTTTCGCTTCCTGCGCATTGTCTGCACCTGCATCCTGGCTGGCTTTAGCCTGTCGGGCGTATTCAGCGGCGCTGTTTTCATGCCCGAGTGCCGCATTTGCTGCATTTCTGCGCTGGTTGCTGCTGATGATGCGGCATTATGATAAAGGCGGGCGCGTTCGGCGGCATCGACTGATTCGTCCCGCGCTGTGCCTGATGACTGTGCGCTGTTTTCTGCCTCACCCGCAAAACGTTCCGCATCATCACGGGCCGTTGCGGTTGTCGTCACATCCTGTGCCGTCTGCTGTGCGTTTCCGGCTGCAGCTTCGGCGCTCTGCTGTGTCTGATTTTTTAGCTCTTCTGCCTCATCCTTACTAACCGCCGCAGATGTTGCTGCATTGATTGCATCATCAGCAGCTGTTTCTGCTCTCTCCCTGTCACTGACCACCTGCTCAGACAAGCGAACAACGGTATTTACCATTTCCTCAAAACGCTTCATTACCTCAGGGCGTAAATCACCCTCCTTTGGTGCATCCAGAAAAGCATTCAGCGTATCCGGCTCATCTGTCGGTGCAACATAAATTTCCCCCGCCTTTACAGGAGGATGCCCTGAGCGGGACAAAAATACATCATAAAATCCCGGCTCAGCATTAATAGTATACCCGCCATCACTTCCCGTAAGACAGGTTGCCACAATATTAACCACAACTGTCGGACTGGTTCTTCTGGCACGCAATTCAATCGCACAGTTTACGACAGGCTCACCCGCTCCGTCCTTCAGGACACCTGAAATCTTTACTGCCATATTCACCCCACAAAAAAGCCCGCCTGAACCGGCGGGCTGTCATAACACTGTGTTACCTGGCTAATCAGAATTTATAACCGACACCCACGATGAAACCGTCAGTGCGCCAGTCGCCACTGCCGGAGCCTTCATAAGCAATATCAATAGCCACGGATTCGGTCGGGTTAAACTGCACGCCAGCTCCCCACGCCAGAGACGTGTTGCTGTGGCGACCGTCATCACTTCCGGTCAGCACATCGTGCGTTTTCCCCTTATTGTCAGTTACGCGGAGATAATCCCCGGAGAAAGTCGACACACGGCTGTAAGCCACACCCGCCATCGCATACGCGCTGAACCATTCATTCACGCGCACAGACGGCCCCGCCATTACGCTGAACCAGCGGTTACGAACGGAATCTTCATGCCAGCGGGTATCACTGTAACGGGTCAGCTGGCGATTCTTGTCTCCTGCATAGCTGAATGACGTCACCAGCCCCAGCGTGTCCGTAAATTCATAACGGTATTTCACGTTAATGCCCTTCAGGTCATCGTTTCCGGGCATATCAGTATGGGACTGAAGATACCCGCCGCTTAGTGTGGACTGATGCTCTGCTGCACTCGCTGGCGTAGCAGCGGCGATCTGCCAGACTACTGCGGACAAAATAACAGCACATAATTTACGCATAATTACCTCTCGCTTTTCTGCAATAAAAAAGGCGCCATTTCTGGCGCCCGTATATGGGTTATAAAATTCAGCTGATACTGATGCCTGCGGTGGCTTTCTTCATCACCACAACCAGCAAATCGCTGATACTTGCTGTGGGATACCAGTCATTTACCAGCCATGATGACACCGAAAACTCCAGCGTCATGTGGCCGCGACCAGCTGGCATATCAATAACGCCACTGTAAATCAGCGTATTATCCAGCGCGGTACGGTTATGAATTTCAGCACCGTTTTTCCGTACTATCAGGCGGCATGACGAATAAATATCGTTATTCTCCCGCTCATGTTTAGCGCCGCTGAATGCCACCGCCGGAATAACAATCTGCCGGTCAAACGGCTGATCGTCATAAACCCTGACGGTGATGGTCCCTGATGGCCACCGTTCCGGTGCACGGGAGTCCCGGGGGAAAGCTTTGCCCACTGTTTTAACGAGATCGCCTTCAATCTGGTTGGCGGACAGTTTTCCCAGAACCCGACAGTTCTCGTTAATCGTGACGTTGTTGAGCGTCCCGGAGTTCGCATTCACGTTACCGCTGATATCGGCATTTTTCGCCGTCAGCCGCCCGTCCGGTGTCAGGGAAAATACCGGCGGATTGCCGCCGCTGGTAATGGTGGGAGCCGTCAGGCGTTTCAGGAACACGTCGTTCATGAATATCTGATCGCCCTGACCAACAAACATCGGCTTTGTGTTGCCATTCGCAGGATTAATCATCGCAATCCTGTCTGCCGCCAGCAGCACCTGGCTCTGCATGCCGTCAGGGGTGTTCTCAATACCGGCACCGATACCCGCAATATAAAGGCGACCATCCTGCATCTGCTGCAGTTTCACGGCCCACATACTGTTCAGGTTATTACTGGTGTCCGTCTGAACCTTTTGTATCTGCTGGATGGTGGCCTCCTGATCTCCCAGCTTCTGGTCCGTTGTCGTCATGATTTCACTGCTTTTTTGATCCACATACTGGCGAACCTGCGCTATCTGGCGTGCATTCTCCTCATTACTCTGACTGACCGTCTGCGTGAGTTCGCTGCTGACGTTATCCACTCTCTGGCTCACCTGTGATATACCCAGTGACAGCTCATCATTTTTTTTCGCAACCAGCTGTGTGAGGCTGTTTTCTGTCTCCCCGATTTTTTGGGTCACTTCAGCAATATCACTCTCTATCTGCTGATTGATCTCATCCTCCAGTTGCTCAACTTCACTGCGCAATGCCGAGGCATTAATACGATCGTTCAGCTCCTGCCCCAGCAGGGTGCTGTTTATTTTCCCTTCAAAAAAATTGAGATACACCTCAGCATCATTAACCGGCCGGCCGACAGCTTCCACAAACGCTGATTTACCGACGATGTTCACACTGCGGATATAAAAGTAATAATCATGGCCCGGCCTGATATTAATACTGGCAGCTATCCAGTACAGCGCCGTGCCAAGATAGCGGGCTGTGGTTTCAACCTGCCTGATATCAGCAATCCGTTTTTCCGAGAACCAGAACTCAAACTGTACCGTCGGGTCATACACCGCAAGACGCGGGACTGCCGTTATCTGAAAATACCCCGGTATCAGTTCAATAGTGACAGGCGCTGCCGGTGCCGCAATCCGGAACGATACCGACGCCGGATCACCCTGCTGCCCCCGGGCATTTACAGCCCGGACCGTCAGCATATAACGCCCCAGCGCCAGTTGTCTGAAGCGGTATGTGGTTTCCGTCGTCCGGGCTGTGCTGACCAGCCGCTCACTGCCGTCGTCCGCTGCCACGGTCAGGCGAAGCATGAAGCTCACGCCCTTCACCACCTTCGGCGTGTCCCAGCGGGCCAGTACCTGATACTCCCCGCTGTCTGCGGTGACTTCGGCGGTAAGGTGCTGCACCGCTGGCGGTGTGACACCATTCACCGTGCCGCTCTGGTCGCCGTCAAAGTGCGCCCCGTTATCCACGATGGCTTCTTTTTCCGGTACATGCTGCACGGCAGTGATGGCATACGTGCCGTCGTCGTTCTCACGGATACTCACGCAGCGGAACAGGCGCTGGCGCAGCGTCGGCAGCTTCAGCCCCCACACGCTGTATTCGGCAACGCCGTCAGGAACACAGCTCACTTTCACCTTCATGCCGTCGGTGACGGACTGAACCTCCACGCTGACCGGATTGCCATTTCCGTCAACCAGGCTTATCAGCGTGGTGCCGGAGGATGGCAGCGTGATTTCACGGTCGAGCGTCAGCGTCCGGGTCTGGCTGTTCACCGCCAGCACACGACCACCGGTGCTGATACCTGCATAGTCATCATCACAGATTTCAATAACATCGCCCGGTACATGGCGAAGCCCTTCGGCACCCACGCTGAAGTCCACGGTCTGCGTTTCCAGCAGTTCCGTTTTAATCAGCCACAGCCCGGCGCGGTGCGCCTGCCCCGGCTGGTACAGCCAAAGGCATCCATCTTCGTGACGTTACGACCGTAACGGGCAATGGCCTGCGTGTCCTCCACAAGCTCTGTTGCCGTCTCCCAGCCGTTGTCCGGGTCAATCCAGTTCACCTCAACGGCATTATGGCGGTCCTTCAGGGCGCTGAAGCTGTAGCGGAACGGCGCGCCATCATCCGGCATCACCACATTACTGCGGTTATAGGTCCACACCTTATCTGATGGTCGGTCCTGCACGAACGTCAGCGTCTGCCCGTTCCATACCGGCATACAGCGCATCGCCGAGCAGAAATCACTGAGCACATCCCACGCCTTGCGCTGTGTGGTCAGGTACGCATTACAGGTGATGCGCGGCTCCGTGCCGCCAAAACCGTCCGGCACCGACTGATCGCAATGCTGGCCGATGACATACAGCGCCCATTTGTCCACATCCGCCGCACCAAGACGTTTCCCCATGCCGTAGCGCGGATGGGTCAGCATATCCCACAGACACCAGGCCGGGTTGTTGCTGTATGCCGGCTTAAACGTTCCGTCCCAGATACCGCTGTATTGCCGCGTCTGCGGGTTATAGTTCGACGGCACCTGCAGAATGCGCCCGCGCAGATGATAATTACGGCTCACCTGCTGGCTGCCGAACTGCTCCGAATCCACCTGCACGCCGACCAGTGCCGTGTTCGGGTAGCACTGTTTCACATCGATGATTTCAGTGTATGACGACCAGAGCGTTTTGTTCTGCAGCTGGTCTGTGGTGCTGTCCGGCGTCATCCTGCGCATCCGTATATTGAACGGGCGCGGCGGCAGGTTACCCACCACCACCGAGGCCAGATACTGCGAGGTGGTTTTGCCCTTAATGGTGATGTCTTTTTCCGTCACCCAGCCACCATTACGCTGGATCTGAACCAGCAGGCGGACTTCCGACGGATTCCGGTCCCCCTTTGAGGTGGTTTCCACCAGTGCCTGCACACCGAAGGTAAAGCGCAGACGGTCGATGTTTGCAGACGTGATGGTCCGGGTAATCGGCGTGTCGTACTTCACTTCCGTACCCAGCACCGTCTCGGAGCCGGAGGATTCAAATCCCTCCGGCGGTGTCTGCTCCTGCTCACCTGCCCGGAAAACCACCGTTACACCGGAGATATTGGTATTCCCCTCACTGTCCAGCACTGGCGTACTGTTCAGCAGCACACTTTTTAATCCGTCCACCGGACCTTCAACCGGCCCTTCGCTGATGGCGTCTATCACGCTCAGCATCTGGGATGATTTCAGGTTGTCCTTCGCTTCGCGCGGGGTATGCCCCTTACTGCTGCCTTTACCCATTCCTCACGCTCCAGAAACGACAAAACCGCCCTGAGGCGGTTTCACATAAACGTTTTTCATCAGCGACCAATCACCACAACCTGACCACCATCCCCTTCGTCTGCCGTGCTGATCTCCTGAGAGACCACCCGCGACCCCACGCGCATTTCACCGTACAGAACGGGCAGAACATTGCCCTGGGCAACCATGTTATCCAGTGAGGAGAAATAGGTGTTCTGTTTGCCGTTATCCGTTGTCTGTGTACGGGGAGTTCTGGCTTTCGGTGCCAGCATCTGCGCCACACCACCGAGCACCATACTGGCACCGAGAGAAAACAGGATGCCGGTCATACCACCGGCCCCAATGGCTGCCCCCCATGCTGCAAGGGTGGCTCCGGCGGTAAAGAATGATCCGGCAATGGCGGCAGCCCCCAGGACAATCTGGAATACGCCACCTGACTTGGCCCCGGCGACTCTGGGAACAATATGAATCACAGCGCCATCAGGCAGAGTCTCATGTAACTGCGCCGTTAACCCGGACGTGCTGACGTCCCGCCCGGCAATCCGTACCTGATACCAGCCGTCGCTCAGTTTCTGACGAAACACCGGGAGCTGTGTAGCCAGTGCGCGGATGGCTTCAGCCCCCGTTTTCACACGAAGGTCGATGCGGCGGCCAAATCGTTGCAAATCCCCGTAAAGGCAGATGCGCGCCATGCCCGGTGACGCCAGAGGGAGTGTGTGCGTCGCTGCCATTTGTCGGTGTACCTCTCTCGTTTGCTCAGTTGTTCAGGAATATGGTGCAGCAGCTCGCCGTCGCCGCAGTAAATTGCGGCGTGATTCGGCACTGATGAACCAAAACAGCACAGCAGCACATCGCCCGGCTGTGCCGCTGACAACGGCACCTGATACAGCCCCGTCGCCTCCAGATTATCCAGATAGAGATTCTGGCCGTTACGCCACCAGTCATCCTCACGATAAAAGTCCGGCATCTCAATCCCCGCCAGATGATAAGCATCCCGGAACAGTGTGTAACAGTCCGTCACACCGTACTCAAAGCGTCGCCCGGTAAGATGCGGCACACAGCGGAACTTATGAATCGTCCCCCGGCAGACCAGCCACCACGGCAAATCACTCTGCACCTGCAGCCGCCGGTCGGCCTCACTCAGCCAGGGCAGACCACCGGGGTGGCTGTGGACCAGCGCCACAATCTCACCCTGCATTTCTGCCTGCAGCCAGTCTTCCGGCGACATACGGAAATACGCCTCCGGCTCACCGGAGATATTCACGCAGGGAAAATATCTTTCCCCCTCCGGCGTGCTTACCACGAAGCCGCACGACTCCGCTGGCGCACATCGCCGGGCGTGCGCCAGAATCGCTGATTCTGTCTGTGTCATGGGATTTACTGCGAAAGTTTGTTAATGGAAAGGAAGCCGCCAAAGTTGCCGACGTTATTGCGGAACTTACAACCGCTCAGGCATTTGCTGCATTTATCCTTCGTGATATCGGACGTTGGCTGGTCATATTCATCCGCGACAGCCGGACCGCTATAACCGCACTCGTCACCGCGATAGGTCCAGGTGCAGGTGTTGGCCAGCATGATACGTCCCGGAAAAACAGCGCCATCCGTTTCCGTCGGCGTGGACAGTACAAAGGAGGCACTCACCGCGCTCAGTTCGCTGCACTGCTCAATGCGCCAGCGGCTGATCACCTCCTGCTCCGGATCGGCGTAACTGTTTCCGTTGACGAAGTTCACCGCATCCAGAAAAACGGGCGTAAACCTTACGCCGGACCCACCGTTCCGCCGACCAGACTCTGCATATCTTCCGCCATCCCGGTGACCATACCGTACAGGTTAGAAACCGTCAGCGTGGGCGCGTACTGGTGCCTTTGCCATTCAGTTCAAAACCGCTCCCCTGAATGGGATACGGGCTGATACTGTCGCCCCTGCCAGGTGACCGGCTCACCTTCTTCGTTCTGCTCATTACAGAAAAAATAACGTTCTCCACCGACCTCTGTCAGGTCGATTTCCCAGAGCACCACGCTGGCCGACTGCTCCGCACGGGTGCATTCATTCAGTGTTTCCTGCCGGATATCCTGCATCAGTTCACCACCTGTTCAAACTCTGCGCTGAACTCAACACGCAACATACTGACCCGCGACGACCATTTTGCGCAGGTCACCTTTATCTGCCGCCACTCATAAGGCGGCGTCCACAGAAAGGATTTCCAGCCCCCGTGCTCTTCCAGAAACGACTCCAGTACCGTGGCCTCCTCACGGGGGACAGAAAGCGTCACGCTGTACGTTTTCAGGTTGGCATTCAGCCCGGCAGGCGCTCGCTGAGAATAGCCATCACCAAAGCGCACCTTTCTTACAGAAGGGACCGAAGCCACATCCATACCGGGTTTCACTTTCCAGCGGAAGGTTTTCATCGTCCACCTCCGGAGAACAGACCACCATCGCGCATCTGCCCGGTCACAACATCCATTGCCGCCTTACGGGCTACGTCATAAACCGCCTTCAGCGCCTGTGGCCCTATCTGACCGTTCGTGCCGTCGTTGTTAATCACCACATGGTTATTCTGCTCAAACTTCCCGGACGCCTGCGAGCGGCTGTCCGCCATGCTGCCCGGTGTACCGACATAACCGCCGGTGGCATAGCCGCGCATCAGCCGGTAGAGATTTCCCACGCCAATCCGGCTGGTTGCCTCCTTCGTGAAGACAAATTCACCACGGTGAACAATCCCCGCTGGCTCATATTTGCCGCCGGTTCCCGTAAATCCCCCGGTCGCAAAATGGAATTTCGCCGCAGCGGCCTGAATGGCTGTACCGCCTGACGCGGATGCGCCGCCACCAACAGCCCCGCCAATGGCGCTGCCGATACTCCCGACAATCCCCACCATTGCCTGCTTAAGCAGAATTTCTGTCATCATGGACAGCACGGAACGGGTGAAGCTGCGCCAGTTCTGTTCACTGCCGGTCAGCATCGCCGCCATATTCTGTGCAATACCATCAAAGGTCTGCGTGGCAGCACTTTTAACCTGCGACATACTGTCCGTGGCGCTCTCTTTCCACTCGCTCCAGCCGGACCTGAGGCCTGCCATCCAGCTCCCGCGAAGCAGGTCTTCAGCCGCCCAGGTCTTTTTCTGCTCTGACAT